ACTTGAATCAATTTGTATACTGAATAAGATACTCAACTTTTTGCCGTTATGGGATAAGAAAATCGGTGACACGATTCATTATCCAAACATCAGTCGTAGGATAAAGAAGTACACACCATTCATACCATTTGAACCAACAAAATACAAACTTATACTCAAAAAGGAATACGATGCGAATACAGAAAATATATCTTGATATGGATGGTGTGTTGTCTGACTTTAATAAAAGATATAAAGAAGTTTTTAAACAAAATGCACTGAGTAGCCGTGAACGTGGTGAGAAACATGATGATAAATGGAATCAGTTCGTAGACGGCAACAACTTTGAAACCCTTGATTGGTATCCGGGTGGTAAAGAACTATTGAAATACATTATCTCACTTGATATTCCCGTAGAGATACTTTCTTCTTCTGGTGGTCGTATGCATCATGAAGAGGTGAAGCGGCAGAAAAAGGTTTGGTTGAAAAGGCACCACATTGACTTTACAGCCAATATCGTACCTGGTCGTCATTTGAAAGCAAACTATGCCAAATCAGATATTATACTCATTGATGATACCCAAGATGTCATTGATGATTTTAATATGTCAGGCGGCATTGGTATACTTCACAAAGACACGGCTAAAACGATAAAAACTGTGCAGTCTGTACTTGACGACACATATATAAAAGTATATAATGAATCATGTGGACAAGATGCACATACAATTTAACATACTAACTTATACGAGGTAATAAATGTCAGATTTTTCTTCTCTTAAACGCAACCGTAATTCCTTTGATAAACTCACAAAGGCGGTTGAATCAATCAATACCCCCACAGAAGGCTCCAAAGGTTCTAAAGGTGATGAACGCTTTTGGCAGCCAGAAGTAGATAAAGCAGGTAATGGTATGGCAGTCATTCGTTTTCTGCCAGGACCATCAGCCGATGGTGATGAAGCATTACCATGGGTTCGTTTGTTTGATCATGGCTTTCAAGGTCCAGGTGGCTGGTACATTGAAAATTCTTTGACTACACTCAATCAAAAAGATCCAGTTTCAGAATACAACTCTGTTCTGTGGAATTCTGGTATTGAAGCAAACAAAGAAATTGCACGTAAACAGAAACGCCGTTTGTTTTATATTGCAAACATTTATGTTGTTTCTGATCCTAAAAATCCAGAAAACGAAGGTCAAGTCAGACTGTACAAGTTTGGTAAGAAAATCTTTGATAAGATTACAGAGGCAATGAATCCTCAGTTTGAGGATGAGAAGCCAATTAATCCGTTTGATTTCTGGGAAGGCGCAAACTTCAAACTGAAGATTCGTCAAGTTGAAGGCTATCGCAACTACGATAAGTCTGAATTTGAAAGTTCGTCACCTTTGCTTGATGGTGATGATGCTAAACTTGAAACATTGTGGAAAAAAGAATATTCACTGAAAGAGTTTCTTGATCCTAAAAACTTCAAGTCATATGATGAACTGAAGTCTAAACTGGACAAAGTTTTGGGTCTAAGTGGTACTGCACCAGTATCAAAGACTAAGGCTGAAGACTTTACACCACGTTCTTCACCTGATATTGAAGATGAAGAACTTGATTACTTCAAGTCTCTAGCAGAAGATTAATCCTCCACTTAATCAACTGCGGCGCCACCTTCGGGTGGCGTTTTTTATTATATGATGTGATAACTTGAAGTTACTCTGCCTACTAAGAGATTAGTAGCATCTTGATTATATGCTGATGCAATTGGTCCTGACTGTGATTGTGTGCTATTATTGACAGTCTGTGAGTTATCAACAAAGGTCGGATTGTTCATGAATTCTTTTGTTATGTCTCTTAACATATCAGAATATTTTATCGAACCATCACGTAATTGTCCACCCATCATTCTATCTAAAGCCTCAACTTGATCATACAGCAGTGTAGCAATTGAGTCTGACATTGATGAACTCTGTGCCGTTGTACCTGCTGCTGATGCTGCTTTTGTTGGATTGTAAGTTGGTGGTGTTGCCTGATTAGATGCTACTTGATTTTCTGGTGCTTGTGGTGTTGGAGTTCCTGTGGCGCCAGCAACTTTCATTAATGAACGTTCATAGTTTCCATATGCACCAGATGCCATTTCTGACTGTGAAGGATTTACCCATTTTTTAATTGCCATTTGTAAATCCATATTACCATATTTTCTTGACCACAAATCTCTTTGTGCTTCCCAACCGGCTTGCCAATTAGGAAATCTAACAAATGTTCTAGTGTTACCTTCATACGTAATGGTTTCACCAGGAACTCCACCAAATTTTGCTTGCTCTGGAAAAACTTCAGTACGACTTTTAGCAATAATATTACCAGGATTATTGTGTCTGAAACCAACAGTTCCTTTTTTAGTTGAACCTTCTCTATTGGCTTGTTCGACCATCAATTGGTTTTGCTGTTCTCTGGATAAACTATTGAATGTTACTTTTTTATCGTAACTAAACGAACTTGCACCACCAACAGGTGTGGGTTGTCCCTGTGCTTGTCTTTCAGCCAATCTTTGTTGAAATTCTAAACTAATGTCTGCGGTATTCATACGATTTAATACTGCTTGTGTATTACTTGTTCTTGCTTCTTTTTCCCTGATGAATGCTTCGTTTTCACGTATCTTATCTTGTATGTTACTTGCTCTTTGTCCTGCGGTTTCATAGCCAGTAACATTTCCCGATGCATCATATGTTGCAACTTGTCTGCCATCCTTCATCGTTTTTTCTAGTTCACGTTTTAAGCCTTCATTTTCTGAACGAACTTCTTCAACCGATCTTTCACTTGATAATGCACCGTATGCAGCCATTGCCGCTGAAATTGCGGCCATTACAGCAGCACCTTTTAGTCCACCAACTCCAGCAAATGCGGCTAAAGCACCAATGGTAACCATACCAAGAACTTTACCTTGATTTTCTTTGAAGATATTGTATATGAATCCATACATATCTTTTATTACGGCAGTACCCAAGTCTTTAAATAAATTTATTGCGGTTTGCATACCAGCAGCAATTTTATCAACAGTTTGCTTAAACATTTTTTGAGTGTCGTCGATAAAGGTGCCTAACTTACCACCAGTCATACCATCAAGTTCTTTGTATAGTCCTGATAGTGCTTCTTTGATTGAACTGAGTGAATCGCCTATTCCCCCACCAAGTTTAGAAAAATCAAGTGCTTTATATAATGAATAAAGAGCAAAACCCACCACTCCAGCAAGAACTACACCCATAAATCCCATATTACCTAATGCGCCACTCAAAACACCAAATATTCCACGAAATGCACCACCCACCAAACTACCAATACCTCCGAATATTGAACCCACTATGCTTGCAGCACCGCCAAGTAAACTGCCAGCAACACTTCCGATACCACTTAGCGCACCGCCTAACATACCGAGAATATTAAATCCTCCGCCACCAGCAGTTTTTCCTAAACCTGGTCCTGCTTTTCTTCCTCCACCAAACTTTGATTCGTATTTCTCTTCTCTTTGTTTCGCACCTTCAAAATATTTTGCCGGTGTGCCACCCCAAATGCGAACCATCTGTGCCATGTTTTTTGCAATGGATGGTAACATCATAGAGTTTCTTGCACTAATTTTAGAATCACGTGCAATTGAACTGAGTGCAGATGGAGAACCAGAAATTTCTGGTGTCATCATTGAAGAAGGAGATTTTCCAGATACAGCACTTGCCTGATAACCTTTTAATGAAGGAAATAATGCAGTCATTAGTCCTTTTTGTGTAAACAAGGCATTTCTTGGATCATATCTTTCTTTGAGTTGTTGATTGTACGCACCACTCAAAGAAGTGACTGCACTTTTACCTGATTGTCTTTGGGCACGAACTAAGTCTGTAAAGGATGCCATTTTTATCTCTTGCTTCTGTTAGAAATTTTTTCTTGTTGTAACTTCTCGTTTTCTTCTTTAATAAAGTTGACCAACATGGTTACATAAACACTCTTTTCCCATGGTACCATGTTTTCAATATCACTTAAATTATATTTGTGATGCTGCATTAATGCAAAATTAGTTTCAAAGTAATTCTTTAAATTATCATAACAAACGGTTATACGAAAAAACTTTGGAGTCCTTCAATTGTAATTGTTTCGTGATAACCACATTTAGCACAATTAAATTCAACATCTTTTTTAATCTTTGGCATAGTTTCAAAGAACTCTTGTACTTTAGAAAACTGCTCTCTAGTCAGTCCTTCGATGAATTCAAGAAGTTCTTTTTTCGGTACATCTTTTGAATAGAAAATGTTTTCTTCGGTATAAACGCCATCGATGCAAGCAATCAAAACGTTCATTAGTTTGTCAACTTCTGAACCCTCTTGCTTCTGTGCTTCTTCTACCATTTTGAAAGATGGGTATTTAATTAGAATGCCCATATCCTTACTTAATTCAATTTTGTCGATTTTCTTTTCGTGAACTTCTGGTTGAATTTCGAGTAAGTTCATTTCAAGTTTAACGATATTGCCACACTCCTTTTCTTCACCATCTACTTCGATTTTATTGTTGCAGCGATAAGGTAGTTCAACCACTTCATTAACCGATCTTGCACGTAGATTCAAAAACAAATATTCAATATCAGTAATTGGTAAATCATCTACATCTAAATCATCTAAACAGCAATTTGTTAAAATCTGTTTTATGGCTAAAAGAACAGAATCGGCTTCATTTGATTCCATTGCCATTAAAAGAATTTTTTCTTCTCTGACCAAAAATGGTCTAAAATGAATTAACCTGTTTGTTAATGGTAAAGTCAATTCATAAATGGGTACATCTATTTTAGGTAACATAATAACCTCACATTAAATTAAAATGATAGTAATCTTGAAGCACCGGCACCAAGTAAAGATGCCGCTGTTGCACCAAGATTGTATTTTCCTTCGTAAATTGTTTGAAATTTTTGATACGCAAACTGAACAGTAACTCTATGAAAACCTTCTTCTGACCAACTTAAAGGTTGTGCTGCTATGCCAATTGGAAAAGCATCAATAAGATTCACAGCATAAATTTGCTTTACTAAATCATCAAACTGTGTTATTGTAATTTGCGTTAAGTATCTGGAATTTTGTCCTTTTGGAAAACGCAAGTTGTTTGTATCTGTTGGCATGATTGCTTCTAACCATCTATCGAACAACTTACGTTCATAGAATTCATTTGTACACAAAAATGTTAAAGATGTTTCGGAATATTGTGTTTGATATGGCACTTTAAAAATAGGACCATAAATTTTAACATCTTCGGTTTGCACAGTTTTACCTGGCAGTTCCGCTGTTTCACACTGCAAAGCAAGATAACGAGTCATTCCAGGATTTGCGCTTTTCTGAGCATCATTTTTTTGTCCTAATGCATTTCCTATTGCTTGGGAAATTTCAGAAAAGGCAGAGTTGGGTAAATTTAGAATTTTTTCAATAACCGAATTGCTTATGTAATTCCCAATATACTCTGGTATTGGAAGTATAACTTCATAACGACATGGTCGAGCAAGACCGTCTTTGCCCTTAATATTCGACAGAAATAGATTAGGTGAAAACGACATTAAAATTTATCCTCTGATTCCGACCAGACTTTGCTGGCGCTTGCTTTTGCAAATGATTCTACTGGTAACATCACGGCGATGTCCCACTCATCTGCGGTTATTTCCAGAAAACGAGACTGCACATGACTAGATAAGTATCGCTTGATACATGGTGTGGCTTCATAAATTTTAGATGCTCGTCTTAAAAAATCATAACTAATTCTAAACCTTGTACCCTCATCATATCGATGATCCGTTAAGATTGTGCTTAACTTGTCGAGAAGAATGATTCGTCGCTTTGGGTGAATGTAATGTAGATTCAACCCTAAAAAGCCGTCTGGATATCGTTCTATTGGAATTACCAATGGGAACCTGTCGTAATATGGCAACGAATCTTTCGTCTTTGGATCATAATAATAAAAGTACATACGACCTATGATAGACTGATTTTTAAATCGTTCACGGTCACTCATCAATTGACCTTTGGTGGGTCTGAGTGCAGGAACTTTGGACCTTAGCCACGCACGTGCTTCACGTGAACGTGGAGCATATCCCGATTTAGCAAGGGATTCCTTAATTCTATCAATGAGTCGTTTCGCCATCTTATATTTATCTTATACCAAGGTGCTTTTCAGTCAAAATTAGAAATTGCCAACCGTGGTCTTTACAGAACTCATT